CGTCGGATGCGGCGATTGGTCGACACCGTCCGCTCAAGGTCGTGGCCGACGACAACCTCACGCCGGAGATGTCGCAGCAGCGCGCCGATTGGGAGAAGCGCGTGCGCGCGGGCCGGTCCCTGCAGGTGAGCATCACGGTGGCGGATTGGTGGCACGCCGATGGGCTGTGGCTGCCGGATCGCATTGTGGCCGTGCGCGACGACGTGATCGACGTCGACCAAGACCTCTACATCTCCGACGTGCAGTACCTGCTCGACGAGAGCGGCCGGCGCGCGGTGCTGTCGCTCACGCTGCCCGAGGCGTTCGACGTGATTCCGATTCCGGACGGCAGCGTATGAGCGCCGTGATCCGCAAGTTTCTGGCTCCGCTGGAGCGCCGCATTCTCGCGGCTGTGCGCATCGGCGTGGCAAAGCTCATCTTCGACGACGCCGGCCTGCAGCAGCTGCAGGCGACGGTGCTCAAGCAGAACGTGCGCGGTCGCATCAACCGCTACCAGAACTATGGGCTCACGAGCGTGCCCTTGCCTGGCGCGCAGCCGCTGCTGCTCTCTGTGGGCGGCGCTGGCAACCACACCGTGGCCGTCGCCGTCGATGATGCGCGGTACCGGCCGCAGAATCTCGAGCCTGGCGAGGTGTGCCTGTACACCGATGAAGGCGACCGCATCACGCTGCAGCGCGGTCGGATCATTGCAGTCGAGGCCGGCAGCGCAGTCACCGTCACCGCGCCGGAAGTGCGCGTTTACGCGTCGACCAAAGTTCGCCTTGAGACGCCCTTGGTCGAAGCCACTGGCGATGTCGTTATCGCCGGCAACGTGCTGATCGGCGGCGATCAGATCGTGCAGGGCGAGACCGAGCTGCAGGGCAACGTCAGTTTGCTGTCAGATATGGACGTCGCGGGCACGCTCACTGTCGTCGGGCAGATCAGCAGCGCCACGGCGGTCGTCGATCCGGCTGGCTCGATGGAGGAGATGCGCGTCGTCTACAACGGCCACCAGCACGATGGCCTGGGTGGCTCCGTGACTAATCCGCCGACGACGGTGATGTCATGACCGACCTGGCTCTGCGCGTAACCGACGCCGGCACGCTCGATCTCGAAGTGTGCTGCAACGATCTCGCGACGACGGACGGCCTGGAGTCGGCTGTCGCGATCAGCCTGTTCACCAATATGCGCGCGCCCGACGACGCCGAGCTGCCGGCCGGCGCGGATCGCGGCGGTTGCTGGATGGACAGCTATCCGGACATCTCGGGCGACGCGACCGGCTCGCTGCTCTGGCTGCTGAGCCGCGAGAAGCAAACCGAAGAGACACGCCAGCGCGCGGAGCGCTATGCGCGCAACGCACTGCAATGGCTGCTCGATGACCGCGTCGCCTCGGCCGTGGCGATCGCCGCCTCATACCCGCTCGTCGGTGTGCTCGCGCTCGCGATCGACATCACCGACGCACGCGGCGGCCGCCGTCGCTTCGCTTTCGCGCTCGATCAGAGCGGCTCGCTGTGCAAGTGCCCTCCGCTGTGGCCGTACGAGCCGACCATTCCGGGCGGCAGCGTTAACCCTGATTTCGTTGTTGGAACCTGAGCAACATGCAGACCTACAAAAAGACCTTCGTCGACGCGGCCGGAAACCGCCAAGCCGGCGCGACGATGGACGTGTTCCTCGCCGGTACCACGACGCGGCCACAACTATACGACGCGGCCGGCGTGGCGAAGAGCAATCCCTTCGTCTCGAATACGCAGGGCGAAGTGATCTTCCAATCGGCCGATGGGTTCGTCGATGTTCGCGGCGTGAGCGCTGATGGTGGCCTGCTGTACGCGGACCTCAATGTGAAGATGTACGATGCGCAAGCCAACGACCAAGCTCTGCAGGGCGCGCAGAGTGAAGGCACGGTTGGCGCTGCGACGCTCGCTGATCTTTCTACAGCGCCGTACCTCGGACTGGCTGACAAAACAGTGGTTCTCGTCGGCAACGATCCCACCGCTGCGAATAACTGCTACTACCGGCGCAACACCGCCGGACCGCAGCCGTGGATTGCGATGGTGGACCGCGTGAGCGCGGAGCGTGTTGAACGGATCGCTGCCCTCGCCGGTGAATCTGCTGCACGCAAGCTGATGGTTGAAGAACGCGCCGGTCGTATCTATGACACTGGCAGCGATCTCAGTCGAGCTGGCATCGATCCGCTTGGAAACGTCGCCTATGGACCTCGCAACGATGGCCGCTACCAGGTGCACACGCTTCTGGTGGGCGCGGAATTTGGAACCAAGTCACTTGAGCTGAAAGCAGACGGCTATGGCTGCCTTCGCTTCGTGGGACCAGGTTTCGCAGTGAGCGATGAAGTCGTCATTTACGACCGCGATCTGACAGGAACGGATTTCGTCAATGCAGCTCGCGTCACGGTCGACAAGGCGGGATGGGTAAGCGAAGCGAAGATGCGCGATGGGAACATCGTGGATACCCGATCTGGAGCCGTAATCACAGGGGCTAAGTTCAAATCCCTAACTGTCCTTCCAGACAGCGTTCCTAGCCGCTCCCCAGCCGGGTTCACTTGCACCGGCTTGAGCCGAATCACGCGCGGCACCTACAAGGGATGCTTTGTAGTCGGAGACGACGGGCGACTGCGAGACGATGACGGAGGGACGAGCCCGTATCGACCTGCCTGGCACATTGTCTCGCCGGACTTTCGGCGGATTTTGTTCACGATGTTGGGAGACTGGAATAACAGTGCGCAAGGTGTCGCGGTGGACACCAGCGGCACTGATGACACGATATGGCTTGGATGCTCCGGCCTCGGCCAAGTCAGGCACTACAACACTGATGGCTCAGAGATCACGGCCGACCGGATCACGCTGTCGACGCTGAGCATCACTCCCAACAATGCGAACGGCGTGGCATACGACCTCATCAATCATGCGCTCTGGGTCACGCCGAGTACCGGAGGTGCCGCCTATCTCATCGCCTGCGATCCGGCCGCATCACCAAGGCTACTTCGGACAATCAGCCTACCCGTTGTTCCAGATCAACTGCAGTATTTCCCGAGCGAGCGCCGCCTTTACTACTCATTTGGGGCGAACGGCACAAACGGGGACATCCGCTCATTCCACGTCGACACGCTCACCGGCCGAACCGAGTTCGCTGCGTTGGAAAATGTGCAGGCCATTGAGGGCTTTTACATCGACAGGCTCAACGGCGTGACGTTCGTAGTTTCCGACGGTGGCTTCCACCGCGCTGCCAAGCCTTCCTTGAATGGTGCACTGGAATTCGCGACACCGACCTCTCCGACCATATAACTCTTTCTGGAATCACGGCATGCCAAACACCACGGTTGAGCTTCATCGAAACGCCGACTTCTCTCAGCGCAACATCGGCTACATCGATCCCGAGCCTCCGATCTACATTCCGGGCTCTCCCTTCGCCAACTTCCGTTTGGGCTTCAGCCTGTCACGAAGTCTAAAAAACCGCGTCGCGGGAGAAGTCGATGGCGTGACAGGTGGCACGATCACCCTTTCCGGCGATAAGTTGAAGGCGCAGGCGGCTGCATCGAGCACCATTTCCATCGGTGGAACGCGAGCGCTTCCTCTCTCCTTCGCCGTGGTCTTCAAACAAGAGGCAGCGGCGGTTAACCAGACTTTGGCTGGTCGACCGAGTTCCGGTGGGTCGGAAGATGCGGCAGGAGTCTGCGTCGCGGCCAGCGGCAACCTCAGCGCCGTGGTGCGCTCAGTTGCTGGAGGATTCGGTACTCCTTCGCTCGCCAAGGATGGAGGCGATCGCTACGAATTCCTAGCGGCTAGCTTCGATAACTCTGGCGGCCCGGGAGCAAGCGTCATAAAGCTCTGGAGGCCCCGCACCGCGACATTGCAGCAGACGAACACAGCCACAATGCCTGCGTCAATCACTACGAGCAGAGTATTGGGGGCGACGACCGGAACCTTGACCAGCGCGGTAGAGGGAGTTCGCGCCCTGCAATGGGCGAACAGGGTTCTGACCGACCAGGAAGTCCTGGATATGTATGCGAGCTGGAAGGAATCACTCGCGACAAGCGGGATCATCATCTGATGGCGTTCACTCGTCCGACATTGCCCGAGCTGATCAGTCGCACCACGGCCGATCTCGTCTCGCGCCTCGAAATCACCAGCGAAGTACTTCGCCGCGCGATCGTGCGCGTCGAGGCGCGCGTGTGGGCCGGCGTCGCGCATCTGCTCTATGGCTATCTCGACTGGATCGCGCGACAGCTGCTCGCATCGACCGCAGACGATTCTGAACTCGATCGCCACGGTGCTGATCTGCTGCTACCGCGCCTGGTCGCGACTTACGCGATCGGACCGCTCACGATCAATGGCGCTGATGGTTCGGTGATTCCAGCCGGCACGCGCTGGCAGCGTGGCGACGGTCGTCGGTACGACACGGTCGCCGAACTTGTCATCGGCAGCAGCGGTGCCGGCCACGTCGATGTACGCGCGGTCGATGCCGGCGTCGAGGGCAATTGCGCGGCCGGCACGAAGATGA